ATGGCCAATTGCCTAGGTCTTAACTTTCTTTTAAGATTCTTCTTTGAATGATGAATCCAGTTTGGAACGTTCATGTCTTACTTTACGTAGGAACTCTTCTTTCCACGGTGTCCATATTACAGCACCGTGTGGTATGTCAGGTGTACAGCGGTAAGCACGTTGTGCTATTAGGTGCCAGTACATCCATTCAAGTTCTTTGTCATTGACCTCCATGGTGTTCTAGGGTGCAGTCTCGTTGTACTATCTCGTGGCAGTCCTTGAGGACTACATACTCATCTTCTTCTAATGCTTCTCTAATGTGGTCTACAACCCAGTCAATAGTGTCGGTCTGAATGGTCAACGACATATGATGAACTGGTAAGTCACACTCGCGTGACGACGGTAGTCTAGTCATAGGTTTAGATAAGCGTACATGTGTCATAGATAACGACGATGATGGTGGATATTAAGTATAAAAAAGAAAGGGGAATTACCCCCTTATAAATATGTTTGAGCGTGAATCTCTTCACGTATTTCGTTTACTTCCTCATTTATATCAGCCTCTTCATCTAAATAAGATAAAAGAAACTCAACATAATGAAGTGGTAACTTAAGCTCAATCATGGTGCTGCCTGTTTAACTTGTTCGACTAACTTATCAATGTTAGGCTTAAGATTAGCAACAAAGCTGACAACTTGT